TTAAAATTGTTGCTACAAAATTTGCAGAAACAGAAACAGGTCAGGACATTTTAGAATATTTAGAAAACAATCCTGGGGTAGCTAAAGATATTGATGCTAGTTTAAATGTACTATCAGTTTTTCCTGCTATGGCGTTAGGAGTAAAAGGTATTAATAGAGTAGCATCTAACATGCCTGTAGAAATAGACCTGTATAGACAAGGTATGACTAACTTAGAAAAAACTAAAAATGTTTTAGAGGCAGGACTATCTGCAATACCTAACGCTATAGCAGATGGTATAGGTGCTAAAAGGCAAGCAGTTAAAAGAAAACTAGGGCTTTCTTTAGGTAAAATAAAAGAAGCAAGAAGAAGACTAGATGATGAAGGTAATAAAAAATATGGACAAGCTTCTTATCTACAAGCAAATTACATATCTAGACAAGAAACTGGAGAGTATACTGATGAATTTAAAGACTCTATAGTAAAAAAGAAATATATAGAAGATGGTGGTCTAGACATACCTGCTACAGATACAGAAACTATTGCTAAAGTTATACAGAACGCAGTTAAGTATACAATACCTAAAGCAGTGTTAGATAGAATTGTTACTAGAACTCCTGGTATTCACTATGGAGTGGGTGTTGCTGCTCCTGTAGATAATATGAGCGTAAATGTTAATAGACTAGGCAATCCCACAACAATGTCTAAAGAGGCTTCTCCTAATAAAGCCACAAAGAGCAGTTCTAACTTTACTAACATTTTAGGAAATTCTGAATCTTCTAAGAATCCTAATAAGTATGCAGAAAGAATAGATAAACCATTAAAACAATGGGATCAAGAAGACTGGACAACTTATCTTAAAGATGAAGTAGGCATGGTAAGAAATGATGGTAGTGGAGCTTTTACTTTTTTTGAAAGTGATGGTAGTAAATATGTAGCCTTCGCTAACAAAAATACTATTCATAACTCTGAAGATAAAGTTTTAGGAGCAGTTAGTAACTATTACATTATAGATATTACAGGTGGTAAAAAAGACATTATTTCTTACAACACTGTTTCAGACCTACATGATTTAGGAGTAGCTGGCATTGATCTACAACCTGTTGGAGGTTCTGCTCTTTTAAATATTTTTCCGCCAGTAAAACACAACATAAGTAGAAATAAAACTTATAATGAAAAAGGAAAATATTTTGAAAATCAAGACACACTTGAGCCTGAAGTTAAAAAAACTTCAGAAGCTTTTGAAGCAAAGCATGGAAAGAAAGTAGGGACAAGTATTAAAGAACATATTAAAGCTGTACATGAAGGTGCTATAAGTATAACACCTGAACTAGAAGATTATGCTGCTGCTGCAAAAAACATATCTCTTTTAGGAGGAACAGCAACAATAGCAGCGGGTAGACGGCAAGAAGAAAGTCCTGTGTTAGAAAGCTTACTTGGGAGGCAGTAATGTACAAATACTTTGAAGAAAGAGAACTAACCTGTAGGCATTGCGGAAAGGCAGGAATGAACCAATACTTCATGACAAGTGTCGAAACATTACGAGAAACTGTAGATTTTCCTTTTATTATTAGCTCTGCCTACCGTTGTCCAGACCACCCCATAGAAGCTTCTAAAAGCTCTCCTGGGGCGCATACGTCAGGTAGGGCTATGGATATAGTGTGTAGCGGAAAAAACGCTCACAAGCTACTACAGGAGGCTATGAAGATGGGTTTCTCAGGTATTGGTGTGAGCCAAAAAGGTGATTCTAGATTTATCCATTTGGATGACCTAGAGGATTCTAATGAGCGCCCACGTCCTTGGATATGGAGTTACTAGCATGAGTATTGTAAGTAGTTTGATTGGCCCTGTAACAGGGTTATTGGATAAATTTATAGAGGACAAAGATCAGAAGGCTGCTTTGGCCCATGAGATAGCCACAATGTCTGAACGACATCATCATGAAGCTATGCAGGGCCAGCTTGAGATCAACAAAGTCGAGGCGGGTCATCAAAGTCTTTTTGTTTCTGGATGGAGGCCAAGCATTGGTTGGGTGTGTATGCTGGGTCTACTGTATAATACAATTATTGCAAACATCCTTGGCATTTGGATGGAGGTTCCAGAGGTAGATACAACTCTGTTGGTGCCAGTAATGATGGGTATGCTAGGTTTAGGCGCAATGAGAAGCTACGAGAAGGTTAAGAAGGTTGCTAGAGAGCAATAATAACTACCACTGTTAATAATTAGGAGCAGGTATGGCAGCAAAAAAGAAAAGAAAGTCTACTGTAAATAAGGCAGGTAATTACACTAAGCCTACAATGCGTAAAAGACTTTTTGAAAAAATTAAAGCAGGTTCTAAAGGTGGTAAACCAGGGCAGTGGTCTGCACGTAAAGCCCAAATGCTTGCTAAACAATACAAGGCTGCTGGTGGTGGCTATAAATGAGAGGTTTTTGGAGCTAGTCTCTAAAAAGTAATCGTTCATCCTTTTAAAGGACGGAAGTAGGCAAATGCTGAAGGAACGCATTGATTTATTTCAATTCAAAACTGGAGGTATATTATGTCTAATGTATATAGAGGTGTTCGTGTGACTAAAACGGAAGGTAACGCAGGTAGCAAAACAGCTACTCTAATCTACAGAGGCGTTACTTATAACAAAGAAGGAAGCAAAGGAAGTAATGGCTGATCCTAAAAAAGGAACTGGAAAGAAGCCTAAGGGTAGTGGCAGACGGCTATACACAGATGAGAATCCTAAGGATACCGTTAGTATAGCGTTTGCCACTGTCCAAGATGCTAGAGATACGGTGCGGAAGGTTAAAAATATTAAAAAACCTTTCGCCCGTAAAATCCAAATACTGACTGTACTAGAGCAGAGGGCTAAGGCGGCTGGTAAAAAACAGCAAGCTCAGATAGCCAAGCAAGGTAAAGAGTCTATTAGGAGGAAGCATGGCAGAACAAACACAGCAAAGAAAAGAAAATAAAGAAAAAATTAAACAGCAGCAACAAGACTCAAGGCACATACAATAATGGCACTTAAAAAATCTCAAAAGTCTTTGAAAGCTTGGACAAAGCAGAAGTGGCGTACTAAGTCAGGTAAGAAATCTAGCGAAACTGGGGAGCGTTACTTGCCTGAAAAAGCTATCAAGGCTTTATCATCTAAAGAGTATGCGGCTACTACTCGTAAGAAACGTGAAGACACAAAGAAAGGTAAGCAGCACAGCAAACAACCTAAGAAGGTTGCTCAGAAAACCCGTAGATACAGGAAAAAGTCATGAGTAAAAAAAAAGATTCACGCCTAGAGCGTGCAGGTGTGAGCGGCTACAACAAACCAAAGAGGACTCCAAAGCATCCAAAGAAGTCGCATATTGTTGTGGCAAAGGAAGGAGACAAAATAAAGACGATACGGTTTGGACAACAGGGAGCTAGTACAGCGGGTAAGCCCAAAGCAGGAGAGTCTCAACGTATGAAAAAGAAACGTGCAAGTTTTAAAGCAAGGCACCGTAGAAATATTGCTAAGGGTAAAATGAGCGCAGCCTACTGGGCTGATAAGGTTAAATGGTAATGATAGAAAAAGTAGCACCTACTGTTCCTGTTTCTACTTGGAGCAAAAGCAATTCTACTGAAGTTATTACAGTAGATAAAAAACTAGGGGAACTTAATAGACTTTCAAAAGTTTTTAGAACTGTCTTTTATGAATACTATGATGGGCAAGTACAACTAAAGAATTATGTTTCTCAACAATCAACAGTAGATGTGAAGGTATAGGAGATGCGTATGGAAGAAACAATTCAATATTTTGAGTTACCAGAATCTACAGTGTTACGAATAAACTCAGAGGTTATTTGTCATCTAGGCGGGGTGCTTTCTGAAGCTCTTCAATATGATGAAGCTGATTATAAAAAAACTTTACTTAATATGATTCAAAAGCATAGTGATATTATTCTTGAAACTAGTGATAAGATCATTATGAAACAGAAGTTAAACATAAAAGCAGTTAGTTAAAAAGCTTGCAGTTCTTCTTCTAAGAATGTATGAAGGTCTTCAAGTTTAGGTTCTAGTTCTCTTAGAATTTTTCTAATAAAAACAGCTTCATCTTCTGAAAAAACATCAAGTACTTTTGATGAAGGCAACTTACTGTACTCTGTCATGAGAGTACCTTTAGAGTTTATAAGGACTCTAAAAGATATTATGTTAGCTTCTGTCTTCATGGACTATACAAATTCATTTCAAAGTATCTTGAAGTACTGACAGTTTATCTTGTGCAGCAGCTATTACAGTAATACAGTTATCTAATGACTTTATTAAGTCTGGATGATCTGCAACACCAACTGCATTGTTCAACAGATTATCTAGATTAGCTAGTGCAGCAGCTATCTCTGCTTTGTAAGTCAGTTCTAAAGCTGCTAAATAAGTATCCATTTCCATTATATATTCCTTTTGTAATGTAGTTTACTTCTCCGTAAGAGCGTTCCAAGAACAAGATAGGTCTTCTGTATTTTCTACCTCATTAGAAATACTCTTAGCAATCTCCGCACATTCTTTCTGTGCATCTGCATGATCACGTAATTTTACTACTCTAGCAAATGCAGGTAATGATCCTGTCCATATCCATTCAGTCATCATGCTCTGAGGAAGCACCATTCTAGCCTGTTCTGGTGCTACTTCTCTTTCAAGTAACTTCTCGTACATAAGTTTAGAAGCTTCTAAAAGCTTGTGGTAGTCTCTAAAGAGGTCACGATTAATCTCTAGTACCTCATCAGAAGATCCCTGCTTCCTGTTATCTGCACGTTTTCTCCAAGCTTCTGGAGTATAGAAGCCTACAGCACTATCTACATAGCGCCTACTGACCTCATTCCAAACTAATCCTACCTGATGTTTACCTAATTGTCTAGCTACAAATACAGGCGCTGCTATTCTAAATTGCAGTTGCACATGACCAAAAGGAGTCCAGTGTCCATGAGAAGCTAGGTACTTAATAAGCTTCTTGTCTGCTTGTTTCATTTCAGATATCTCTTTATTAAAAGATACCCTAGCAGCATTAACAACTGTTTTGTCAGAACCTAGTTTATCTATTAATTTAACTTTAGTAAGCAAATGGAGCCACCGTCAAACAAATTATAGTAAACAGTATACCTAGTATAACTGCTAGTTCTACCAAGGTAAACAACTCAAACCCATAGTATATTTTTATTATAATATCATTACAAAAATCTTGTACTTTATTAAATAACTTTTTTATCATAACTCACACACTCCTGCAACACATGCTAATGTTTGTACACCTTCTGTATTATCTTCACTTTCTTCTAAATCCCATTCCATTCCTTTAGGAAACTTAGAAGTTAAAATATCATAATCTTCTTTAGTTATCTTTTGGTAGGGCGCTTGCCTATACACATGCTCTGACTGAGGAAGAAAACTAATACCACTAACCTTATCAAAGTTTTTCCATATCCACTGACAGACTTCAAAGAAAGTATCATCATTGTAGTAGCATGTCATAGAAGGTTTGTGTTCACACCAGTTGTCTTGATAAATTTTCCAAAGCTTTAGCTGCTCTATAGATCCAAGATCGTCTACAGTTACAGAACCTTTAGGAGATTTTTGTGGAAACGAGAACACCCAGTTAGAATTATTCATTACATCTTCTTCGTAGGGGAATCCTGAAGATATCATAGCAGTTGCTAGAGGATCTTTTTTATCTGCACGTACAGTTCTAATGTAATACTCACTGAACCTGGGGTGTATTCCAGAAGCACTGTCAGTCAACTGTGATACTGTCCCTGATGGTTTTACACAGGTAATAGCAGTTGATTGGTTTATGCCTAACTTCTTAGCCAGTGTTTTGTTCTGTAACACTGCTGCCTTTTTCAAATCTTCTAGAAGTTTTGCAGTAGCCTCTTCTCCCTTTGATCCGTTTGTTAGCGAGCAGTCCATGATACCTGTCATAGATACACCCAGCAAAGCCTCTTCTTCTGTGTTGCGTTTCCAGATGTTACGCAGATATCTGAAGTCAGTTAGGGTGGCTTGCAGGGTTCCTAGTATAGTCGCTATCTTAACTTTTTTCAGTAGCGTTTCCGCAGTATCATTATGCCTTACAACAATTTCAGAAAGATTACAAAATTGATAAGGTCTCAGGATAATCTCTGAACAAGGATTAGTACCAAACTTATGGTCACTATCCCTTCTTCCATTCTTAGCTGCTACGTTTTGTGCAGCAATCCTACTGAATATCCCCCGCTCTCCAGACTTACTTTCGTATAGACGTTTCATCTCAGATGCATAAGTATCGAAGTCTGGTTTCTCAGAATACACAGCACTGTTGTTAGCTAATGCCCGTTGTCCATTGCTCAGATACCACTCACCATTCTTTGCATTAGACATACGATTGTCTGTAACATTACTGAGACTAATGAGTGCAGATCTACGGACACCGCCCACTACAACAACGTCTGCAATCTTACATACAAGATCATGACACTCTAAAGAAGTAAGCTTCCTACCGGCAGCACTCCTAAACAAATCAACTGAAAAATTAAAAAGATCAGCAAGAGGCTCTGGTCCTGAAGCGCGGCCACCAAAAGTTTTTAGTCTGGCTCCTGCTGGTCTAATTTTTGTTAGATCACAACGTGGTATTTTACCTGCGTACAACAAACTAATAAGCTCTCTGAACGCAGAAGCCCATCCAATTTTACTGTCAGATACTATGATAGTGCTTGGAGTCTCATGAAAGCTATCAGCAACATCAGGAAGCTGTTTTACGTATTCTCTCTCTACACTGAAGCCTACGCCAGTACCGTTCAAGAGAATATACATTAGCTCATCAAAGGATCGTGGACTGTCTATAGGAAGGTATGAACAGTTGTACCCTGCTACATTATCTCTATCTAAAGCTTTGCCAGCAGTCATCATACAACGCATAGAAGGCATAACATCATGGTTATAGATAGCTTCCTTTACCTCTTCCCAGTCTACTATGTTCTCTTTGTTTCTTTTCTTAAAGAAATCTACGTATCTTTCTACAGTTTCTTCCCAAGTTTCTCGACGCTTTTCACTATCTAAGTAACGGGCATATCGACTTTTGTGAATGTAGTTTTGATATTGATCCATTATAAATCCTTTAATTCATCTTTGAATTCTTTGTCTTTAAGCTCTTCTGCTTTTAAACGCTTGAAATTTTTATTAGCTTTTACAGGTTTACCTTTGTATTGTTTACGGGCATACCTTTCCCTACGCTGCTCTTTATGTGTTAGTTTTTCTTTCAAGGAGAATCTCCTTCAATTTATTTTCGTACCATTCAGCTTTTAAAATATCCTCTGTACCATTTTTATATGGAAAGCGCCATCTGTACTTTAAAGAGTTACCTCTTAAATATCCAATATACTCCTGTTCAGAAAGCATTGCCTTAATACCATCAATGCATTCTATGTCACCTTTGTTGTAGTGTGGTGGATGATTAACCATATCATTCTTATGATGCGGATCTCTTTTATATTTTGAAACGCTATCCCACTCACGCGGTGTAATATCATTTAGTTTGTTGTACTTCATTCCATCTCCAGATTAAGTTTACTATTTCGTTTTTTGAACTCTTCTGTTTCTTTAGCTGATACATCAATCCATTCATCAGGTATTGACTCCTCACTAAACCATCTAAACCCATTAGAGGATGCCCATTCACCATGAGATCTCTTTGTACCGTCTCTTCTTCTCTTAGCCCCTGGCATAGGTGCTGAGGGATTAGCAAATAAAAAAACAAGCTCTGTATCTTCAGGTAAACGCTTACTAACCCACACATATTTAGAATACTCTGCATGATCCCAAAACCTGCCTTTAGACTCTAGTAGTATTGTTTTGTCCTCAACAGTCCTAACAAAGTCAGGCTCATAGGTATGCTCAACAACATAACTAATTTTATCAGCGTGATGTTCCCAGTCTTTCAGTATTGACTCATGCAGAACAGCTTCCCATATGGAATCGTACTTGGTCCCATTAGGATGTGTTAGCTTTTTAGGTCTAGGTTTTCTAGGTTTTCTTTTGCCAGACTTAGATAGTTTCTTTGTACTAATTTTAAATACCTTGCAGGTCTTTTAAGGTTACTGAAAAGATATCAAGAGAAGAATCAGTAGTCAATAGTTTTTTTAGTTTCTTACGTATCCAAGCAGGAGAATGAGGAGACAACCGTAATGACGGTCCAACCATAACATGGTAGTCATCAGGCACTAGATCCCTGTAATCAGTCTCATCAACTTTCTTTGCTTCTTCTTCAGGCAACAAAGTTTTTACCCAGTCCTTAAACAAAGATTCTGAGTGACGATTTATTTGTTTTAATTTTTTATTGTTCATAGCATAGGAACCTTAGGAGCTACTGCAATTCTAGTAAAGTATTTAATACCTGACGCATACTTATATGCTAGTAGCCCTTGACCAGCGTTAGCATCAGCCCAGCATTCGTTCTTATAGGGACAATACGTACACTGTTTAGCGATACGCATGTTACCACTCTTGCCCTCAGGCACATCCTGATAGCATCTCTCTGGTGGACTGTCTAGTGTCAAAGCATTTTTAATGCTAGAAATTTTAGACTTGATATTGGGCTTGCTAAATTTTCCAGGTCTGTAAAAAGCCAACTCTCCTGTCTCTTTATTGATAGCAAGAAACCCACCATCTTCAGTACCCTCAGCCTCTTCATAGCCAGCAAGCTGAGAGAGATACCCAAAGGGGTCATCACCATCGAGTGTACCGTCCTTGAATTTCTTGAATGCAAAGTTACTGGCGCTTTTAATATCAACAACCTCACCGTCAATCTTACAGTCCATGTGGCCTTTGATACCATCTACCTCGACCTCTTTCTGCTCATCAGACAACTCATGACCAGAGAGTTTAACAAGAAGTAAAAGTAATTCTTCTAGGATGTGACCGTAGAGGAATTTAATTTGTGTTGCAGATGGGATTGAATTGGTGTTGTTATTTCTTGAGTCATACCATAACTGCCTAGCGGGTCTGCCAATATTAGACATTCTTAAACCCTTAGTTTGTTCTTTTGGCTTAGACCAATTTGTTATAACTGACTTTATTCTTTCTCCAAAATCTTCTATAAGATCCTCAGGTAAATTTAAATTCTTTCCTTCTGACAAAGGAGCAATGGATTCATATATGTCATCTACTAACTTACTTAAATCTTTAGAAGAGTTCATGCTGATATACCTCTGTGAATATTTCATCTAGTATTGCAATAGCTGCATTATGATCCATGTGGAACCATTCACCCTTACGGTTCTTATTGCCTAGAGCTTTATGTGCTTCTGCCTCTGACAATCTACGGTCTTCAACTTTGTAAGCTTTGATTAGTTCATAGTCTCTAAAGGGAGAGCTTGTCTGAAACTGTTTTAAACGGTCGTTTGCACTCAAGGCCATACCAACTTTTATCCACCCAGGAAAGGATGGGTTATGTATAATATACACCTCACCCTCTTTAATAGTTTCGTATCCTTTCAGAGAACTAAAGGCTGCATCACCTAAAGTTTTATACCTACCAGGTTTATGTAGTGGATGGAACTTTGATACTTCTTTTCCATTTACCCACATACGTCTTGCATTCCTAGCCTTTACAGCCTCAGGGTTGTCTTTATAGTAGTAGGGTTTTCCTGTTCTAGGATTAATGCGTTTCTGAC